TCTTGGAAAGCAGCGAACTTAATCGTTAGGAATTTCTTAGCCGTTACTGTTACATCCAGTTGTGGAATAACGAGTTGCAGCCAAGTATCTGCATGAGTAAAAAGCGAATGATTTAATAGTACAGTTTGGTTGATTTCGCCTGATGCTAATTCTTGTCGTTCAAGATGATTTTGTACCAGCATGACGCCCATTGGACTGAAACCTGTAATGACCGCTACTGCAATCGTGGCAATATTCTTTGTCAGAGTCATTGCCATCTACCATATTCTATAAGGTTTGATGGGTCATCTGTTCCACCAATATGTTTTGGAATAATATGATGTTTATGTGTAATCATTATGACTATTTATATAAAAAAGGGCGCCTAAGCGCCCTTTTGCTAGTGATATTTCGGAGAGATTAGTTAATTTTAATCATTAACTAACTTGCTAAAGTAATCCATAGCGTCATCTTCGTTTTTACTAGGGGAAGTAGTAACAGAAGGGGCTTTTGGTTCTTTAGTTTTTTCACTAACTTCCTCCACAGCAGTACTTACAGGTGGGAACTCTAGTTGGTCTGCTGTTTCGGTCTTTCCAGTACCATAGACAGTTTTTTCAAATTTCGCTTTTAAATCATCATATGATTTGAAATTGCTTGATGCTGAAAACTCTTTTAATGGTCGTTGTTGTTTCCAAAGCTTTTCAATATCATCATCATTTTCTTTAATTTTGGAAACAGTTTCAAATTCTGATTTATCATAATTCCAATAACCATCAACTTTTCTTATTTTTAATTTGAAATTTGCACCAGCCCAAAAATCAAATGGGTTGATTGCCTTTTCATCTTCAAATTCAGGTTTCATTGCTTCAGTAAGTTTATCAAAGATTTTCTTACCAAACTTATACAAGAAAATTTTACCTTCATGTTCTGGATGTTTTGGGTCAGACATTATAAGAATGTTTGTGAAGTAAGATAATTTTCTTTTTCTCTTTCTTGCAATTTCTTTGTCAGCGTCTGCACCACTATTCCATAATTTAGTATTTTCTTCACTAACTGGATCCTTTTGACCCAATGTAGTAAGAGAATTTTCAATATACCAACCACCTGGTCCTTGAAAAGCATGTGACCATACTCTTGCCCAAGGTAATTCTTCACCTTCAATTGCAGGTAAAAATCTGATAACGGCATAACCATTACCTGATTTATCTAATTCTGGTTTCCAGAATCTATCGTCCTGTGAACGATTTAAAGATGTTGTGGGGGTTGATACTTTTTCTAACTCTTTAGTTAGTTTGTCAAAGTTGGACCTTGACCTTTTTAAATTTGCGAATGACATATTTTATCCTTTGTATTCGTTGTATTTGTATTGTGCTATTTAACCGCACATTATTATTTATACAAAATAGTAATTTGGTGGGACTTGGGTACACCCACAAACCAAAGACACAGATACCATTCTATAACTCCGGTAACCTACCGCCATCTGTCAATGATGTGACACCTTCCGTTCTCCGGATAATGCCTGGGTACAACCCCTCGATAGTCAAGTTACCCCCTCTGGTAAGAAGGCGCTTCCTTGCACAAATGAAATAATTACTGCATATAATTATTCCCTATTTTGTAACTAACATTATAACATAAAAATGCTATAAAGTCAAGCCTAAAATTAATTTTTTTACCAAATATTATCACTAAACTCTTTCGTGTGCATATAAGAAACATTTGGCAGGCTATCCCATTGTGGCATCCTTTGTGAAATTGTGGAATTACCTTCAGGATTTACCTTAATAAACTCTATATCCTTAAATCGTACCATACAACGACCCATTTGTATAACCCAATTCTGTGGTGTTACTGAACCTTCTGTATCATTTAGGTACCCATATGTAGATTTATATAAATTGTTAATAAAATCTGTGGAACTGTACATATCCATACCTAAAAGATAACATTTATCAGGTTTTTCTTCTTTACAAGCTATATACATTGCAGTAGCACCAGCACTCCAACCTGGATCCTCTGGTCCTACATCACCTTCCCAACCAACATTGTAATCACTCATTACATTTCTCAATAATTCTATCTTATCGTGTCCATATGTCCAAGTGATATATACATTATCAAAACCATCACCTTTCCATCTATCAGTTTGTCTATCTTTATCTACGGCACCTTGACCGTGTATAACAAAACTTAAATAATGTCCTTCTGGATTTGCTTTCCATTCTCTTATTGTAGGATTTTTCATATTACTTGTTTGTGCCTCTTTCATCATATCAAAATGTTCAACAGGCATATTATCCCAACTTCTGAAATAACATTTATTCTTATGTGCATAACCTGAACGGTAAATTTCATGTTCTAACATTGGGTCAACTGCAATCAATCCATCAAGGTCATAATCCCTATAAATGGCATTACAACCCCATACCCTACCAGTTTTCTTCAACTCATTGACATCAATATCCTTACGGCTTTCACCATTACCTAATACATATAAATTTTTCATATCATTTTTCTTATTTCTAATTTCATTCTTACCATATCAAATTTAATAAAAGGTCTGTATTTCAAAATCTTTGTTTTAATTGTTGGCCATATATAAGTTTCTAATATATCTCTATCAAATTTTTTTGTATAATTAACTAAAGTTTCTAATATACACATAGTTTCTAATGTTATTTTTTTCGCCATATACATTTTCAATAAGATTGGATGTTGTCCTCTCGTAATTTTAAATATTTTATCAAAATCATTATTTGTTTTCTTTAATAACTTCTCAACATCAATCTTAAAATAATATGTTAATCCATCTATTCTTTTACGCCATTGATAATAGTTATCCTCATTAAAATTCTTTATATATGGTTCTTTATTGCTGATATAATTACTAACGAAGAAATCAACAAGTTCACCACCATACTTTCTGGCTGCCTTAATAAAAAAGTATCTATCGTTTCGTTGTATGAAGGTCTCATATTTCGCTTTAACCTCACCACCATACTTAAAATAATCATATTCATCTTTTGAAAAATGTAATTTGAGAGCAAGATATTTTTTATATGCTTTATATCCTTCTTTCATTACTCAAACATATCTAGCGAATTTTCTGCCACTCCAAACTTGTCATCAATCCAATCTTTTTTATCTGCCCAAAATAATCTTTCTTTATTTGGATGTATGTCTTTAACCAATGGTCTATTCCAATTAATATCATTGTTTCTTTTTATTAAATTTTCCTTACTATCTTCTTTTCTGAACACCAAACAATATTCGTGTGTCTTCAAACAATTTAAATTTGTTATCGCTTGAGTATATAATGGGTGTCTTTTAGCAGGACTCATTTCTAAAATTATTTCATCGTGGTATGTTAATAATTTTTGTTTCTTTAATATATCTTTAGTATCACCACAAAAATCATAAAATTTGCCATCTATTCTAAAATTTGCCAATACAACTACAAAGAAACAACCTGGTTTTAATATATGGCCACACTTATCTAAAATAATTTTATAAGTTTGTAAAAATTCTTCATATAATTTTATGTCCGTCAGTTGACCATCAACACTTTCATATTTCTCTATGTTAAAATAAGGAGGACAAGTCATTATCATATCAGCAACATCACCGTGTAAATGTTTATCAATATCTTCGCTACTGTTGTGAATTAACTTTAAATGTCCTAGTTTTCTATCTTGTTTAAGTTTATCATATTGTTCCTTTGCTTCTTTTAAATTGTCATTTACAACATCAAATCCTACATAATTTCTTTTTAATAATGTTGATACTAATGGTCGGGAACTTCTTCCTGCAAAAGGATCCACAATAAAGTCATCCTCTTTGGTCCACATTTCAATTATTCTTTTTGCATATTCAGAATTAAACTTTGATAGAAAAGAACCTCTACCTGCTTTGAGAAAGTCCTCTTGTTTGACTTTGTTATGGTCATATGATTTAATATCATCTACAAGTTTATCTATGTTATTACCCCTATTATATTCCCAAAATGATTTGGGTTCATAGGAAAATTCATACAATCCTTGTTTTCTTAATCGTTCTACATACATTAGCTGTCAAGTACCCCTATTATCCATAGGGTACCAAAAATAATATATAATATTGTTACTGGTTCCATAATATCTCCTTTCAAACAGGTAATCTTGCTGTTTTTGGTAAAAAATTAAGGCCTTCAGCATTTACTTTGACCTTTTCTTTTAAGTTACGATTTATTAATTGTTTCACCTCGCTTGGATCAATTTCTTTTTCTTGACAATAATCTAATATAGCATCCATATGTGTAATCTTTTTCTCACTTACTCTTCCTTCAATAAGTAAAGCAAACTGTTTAGGTGTCATTAATCTTTACCTTCCAATTCCCAATCATAAGGAGTGGTCACCTTTTCTTTTTTTTCTTCTTCATATAATATCGCACATATCAAAGCATAATTAGCTAAATCAATAAGTGTATCTCTTATACTTTCATCTTTAACTTTTAATTCTTCCTGTTTTAAAAAAGACATAAGACGGCTAAACTTATCACCAATACGGACAGCACAACCTTTCCATGCAGGTATACCACCCATTTCACTTAACCTAAAATTTTTGAAAACATCCGCTTTGTCAGCGTAATCATGCCGTTTGGCATTGTGGACTTGCTTCATTTCATCTAATAATGTATAAAATACTTCACTTTGTTTTGACATAATCTTTCCTTTTAATGCCTGTTTCTGTTGCAAGGTACAGGCAAACCCCAACAGCCTAAGCTGCTAAAGCATATTCGTAAGAATCTGCGTTTATTTTTTTGGTCATTTAAGGAAACCACCCCTATCCTCTCCAGCATAATTTCTAATATCTGTCGACCCTATTTCACCCCCAAACTTAATAGGGATGGTGGAGGTGGAGGGTATCGCACCCTCGTCCAGTCTATTTACTTTCATTACCTTCATCAAGAATCTCTTTATGTTTGTTCACCTTCATAAAATTTTAAATCT